ACTTAATGTGTTTTTGTCGTTGTGTCTGTAACGCAGAAAAGTTTGTATCGTGGTCAAGTATTGTCGCACATTCCATACCAGCAAGGAGACCTTCTCCTTTAAACTTTACATGCTCAAATACAAATGCCCATGTAATTCTTTTGTTACACAATTCACATTGAAATTTTTTGTTATTCTCATACTGAACATATCCATACTCTTCTATGTCAGCAATAGCATCAGCTTGTGCTTCATCAGTAAGTTTTTGATTATGTCTATAATCTTCAACATTGACCTCTTCTTCAGCAACGTTTAAAACAAACTTTCTATCTTTTTTCATTACATATATAGTGTATCACTTTGTGATACTATGTGCAGCTTTTTTTTAAATTTTTCTATTAGATAATACGTAAGCTCTAACTAGCTGCTGCAACGCAAAACTTCTTTGTTTCATTGACATTCTAAAATCTAAGACATCGTGGTGGAAGTGGCACAAGAATGCAACATTATCCAGTGTATCATGTGATATTGCACCTCCCATTCCAGCAGCTTTAATATGTGCCATATCAGTACCACGACTTGAACAGTCTGCCCATTCGCAAATACCTTTAGATTCAATAACTACTGCTTCTCGCAGCAGCTTTCTACGTAATGCTCTGTCTTTTGGTGGCTCTCCGCCATAAGGATATGTTGTCATCTTATAACGTATGTTTTTAAATTAAAGTTTTGATGTGTGGTTTCTAAATCTTTGTCAACAATTTTATATGCTTCTTTTTCAGATTTTGCAAAAACTGTTTTATGACCTCTTATAGGTATGAAATATTTTTTAATCATTTTTTTACTTTTTTCTCCTTTCCGCATCTAATACAATACAACAACTTATATTCTGCGTTGTCATAATTCAAGTCTCTAAATTGACATCCGCTTTGCGCGCAGTCATAAACTTCATTAACTTGATTTTTTAGTTGAACTTCATTTAACAACTTAGCCCAGTTGTTTGCTATTGCTGGTGCTGATATTGTAACTTTCCAGTTTTTTTTATAATATTCAATGACATCTTTTAACTGCTCTACACTTGCGTTGACTTCTCTTAATTGTTTTAAAGCTCCATTAACTTTACCTAGTTCTCCCTTTGTTGCATTTTTCCAGTCAATTCCTAATCCATTACACATTTCTTCAAAAAGTAAATCTTGTTTACGAGATTTCTTTTTAGTGTATGTTTCTTGGCTTTGTTTATTGGTTATGTTTTGTACGACATCAGCGCTAGACCCTTGTGTCTTATTTGCGCTACCCTTACGCATATTTGCGCTACCTTGCGCAATAGTGGCGTGTAGTACATATAGGTTACTCGTATATGCGTCAGTCTCTTCAAGTTTTCTGTGATGAACTGTAATTGCTCCTATATTAATTAATTCATCCACTGCTCTTTGTACTGTTCTGACGCTGCAATACATGTGCTTTGCTAAATAACTTTGTGAAGGATAACAAGAATTATTTTTTTCATCAGCTCTTCTTCTTAATATACAATATAGTCTTACCGCATTTGAACTTATCGGAGCAAACAATACTGCTTCTGGTAATATTGCAAAATACTCGGATGCCTCAATACGATGTTTCACAACGCTAACTTCCTTTGTCCTGTTTCATCAGAAGGTGGTTTACTAATTAACTTAAAAGACCATTTTTTATATTTTGATTCTTTTGGTCCAAGTGTTTCTATTACCCATCCTTCATCTCTAAGTGTAAATATACTAGCACCATATCTTTTGATTCGCATGTCAAAAGTAAATTCATCTCCAGTAACTTCGCCAAAAGTTTCTAATGCCCAAGCTACTTTATCTTCTTGTGTTACCTTCTTACCAAATCTTGTAGTAGGAATTACTTGACCACGTAATAGTTCCATTTGTTACCATCCTTTAACTTCTCGCTTTACTTGCTTCTTCAATAGTTTCTTTTAACCACAATGGTTTACCATCTACTACCATGTCTGGACTTGGTAGCCAGTGATTGCCAATTTTGCCACGTCTAATCCATACATAGACTGTTCTAAGTTTGACATTAAATTTTTTCGATATATCTTTACAAGTTAAATACTCTGCCACTCTATCTCCTTTCGTAAAATTAATTATAACAAGTGTTGCATATAATGCTACAACGTTTATAATTTTACACATGGATATAAAAATGATAAAAGATAATCTCGATGCGGTTGCAAAAACGTTTGGAGATAAAAAAATAGATACTAACTCAATATTGTTATTGTCAATAGCACACGCGTTAGTATTGTTAGTAGAAAAGGATGGTAATAATGGCAAATCAAAATTACTCGAAAAATAGTTTTCTCGATGACTATGTAGGTGTCGATGAACTTATTGAACAGATGAATCAGAAGTACCCAGATGGTATTTTAATATCTGAACCGATAGATATTTCTGATAATCATGTCGTGTTTAAAACTACTTTTCATTTGAATGGACACATGAAATGCACTGGACACGCTAGAGTAGAAAAAACTCCGAACAACCCACATTGGTTTGAAAAATGCGAGACCAAATCACGTGGTCGTTGTTTACGTGTACTTTTAAGTGCTGGAGTTACAAAAGAAGAGATGGAAGATGTTGACATTTCCGCCACAAACTTACAGACTGTTGAACAGACGAACAACCCTGTCGAACCCAATAGCGCAATAGAAGCACTAAAGGACATTCAGCAGTCTGTTCGTGGCGGAGAGTTACTTAAATTAATCAATGAAACTTTGATAGATATTGAACTAAATCAAGTAACAACACTTGACGCAGCTAAAAACTTTTTAGATACTATGGGAGAAGCAGATGCAACATTATTTGCATCAACCATTAGTAAAAAGTATGCTAATATCTAAATAAGGACTTTTTTCATAGATTCCTTATATTAAGTACGTAATTAAAAGACGTTAAAAGACAACCATCCTTTAACGATAAAAAAATACCGACTAGCAATAGTCGGTATTTTCTTTTGTATCGTACCCCTACGACACGTTTTCACGTATAAGTGTCCTAATTCATACCCACTGATATGATTTATTAGTACACAAAAGTAAAGATAGAAAGTTACCTTTCTTTTTACTTAGACCAGCGTTTTACTGGTTTGGTATGAGTATAACAAAATTTTTTTTTGTTGTAAATTGATAACTTTATATCGCAATCATAATGTTCACAAATACGCGTGTCGTAATTCTTTTTAGGTTTACGACCCTTGATTCCATGTTTTCTTGCGTATAAAGACATTACCCTTTAGGTATATTGTTACCCCATTTAGTAGGACTGTCTTCCAACGCATTTTGCAATAATGAAATCGCTGAAGCTGCGCCACCCATAAAGGCAGCGTAGAGTATTTCAGATTCATTACCTAGCATTAAATTAGCGGATAGTCCACCTAAAAAACCTTGTATAAAGGTTCTAGCGGCTCTGATAAGCGCATTTTTCCAATAAATTGCACCAGTCATTTTTACTCCTTCGTTCCTAGTCGTACTGCTGGATATTCAACTGTGGTCCATCCTTTTTCTGGATGCACAAACATTAACCTTTGTGTAGGTCTGCCTTGCGCAGCTAAATTTTCCAGCGCATAATGGTTTGAACTTTCTGTACTGCCGCTACAACGTACTGTTATACCATTAAATTCTTGTTGATAAAGCTGATGCCAATGTCCGAATGCCACATCTTTAAAGTCTGGCATCTGCCCATCCATTGCCGCTGCTTTCCATCCTAACACTTTTTTGCGGACACCATAGAATGGAATACCTAAACTTCCGCGTATTTGGTCGCCATGTATAAGCATGCAACTGTAATTACCAATTCTATCTACTGTGTACCAAGCTCTATCCCCATCTCTACCTTCTGGAATATCCCATGTAATTCTTTTTTCGTCAGCAAGAATAAGTCTGACTGTCTCATATAAAAATCTATCTCCATTATCTTCATAATGATGTTGACCAAATCTACCAAGTCTGCCATGATTACCAATAACTCCAGCGAAGTGTACTTCTTCAAAATTAGCTAACATAACACGTAAAAAGTCTGCCATCATTGTCGCACCATTTTTAAAAATTTGTCTATATAAACCAGAATCTACGAGCCATTGCTGCCCAGCGAATATATCAGTGCCTTCTATTATG